GCGAATTGTCAAGTGCAAATGCCACTTGACAATTCTTCGGCACTCGGCTTTCATGGATTCCGGCGGGGTCGGCCCGGCAGGCGGAGGAAAAGATCGGTACCCCGGGTCGCTTCCCGTGTCAAGGGAAAGCGCCTTGACACGGTCGCTCCCCGGGGTTCGGACGAGGATGATCCTGATTTGAAAAATCTTAAGGAAGGAGGAGAAACATGGACGATACCTGGGAAGTGTTAGTGAACCGGTGCCGTGGCGAGGTGGCGATCCTTCCGCCCTTCGTGGGATTCCCAGGCGGAAACCTGCTGGCCATAGCTCCGAGCAGAGCAATGGCAGAGGAATACGCCACGAGAGTAGCGGAGCAGTTCGGGTACCGGGTGATCCGGTACGGAAAGGGGAATGAGAATGCTTGAAACGAATTTGAAGATCATGCTTTGCCTTGGTGATGACACGGTTGTGAGTTTCACCGTCTTCGGTCGTGGAGCCGGGTTCGTTGGGGAATTCAACGGCATGGGAATTCAACGTCATGGGAGCATCCTACTAGATAAGGAAGAAGTTCGCAGAATCTTCTCAGAAATTGTCGAGTCCTTTGTCCAATAACAAGAGGAGGTGTCAATCAATGATTGAGGTGGAAGTGGAATACGACGCGCAGGACAACTGCGCGTACGTTATCCTGACGGACGGCGAGGAGATCCTGGACATGCTCACCGTCCCAGGGAACATCCAGCTCGATCAGCTGATGGAGCTGATCGAGGGGGCGAAGAGTTATGTTGGGTAACATAACTTTTCGCATCCTGTACGACACCGAGGACGGACAGCTGATGCAGATCTCCGTCCTCAAGAACCAGCATATCCAGATCGGGTGGCTGGACATCGTCTGGGACTACCGTCCGACTCCCGAGCAGGTCAGCATGACCTGCCCGCCGTTTCTGGCGGAGGAACTGTTTGCCATCTGGCGGGAGCTGGATGGCAAGAATTTTCTTGAAGCCATGCAATGGGGGATGGCGTCAGGCCATCCCTACACTTTCAAGGGAGGGAACGAAAATGCTGGCAGAGATCAATGGGAACCTGGCGAAGGATCCGAAACTGGTGACGACTTCCACAGGGAGTCAGTATCTTTACCTTACCCTGATTGAAGATTTCATCAATCAGGGGACGGGAAAACAGGACGGGATCGACGTCTTCGTCGCCCGTCTCTGGAGCGACGGAAAGAACCCGTCCGCTGCCTTCATGGTCGCCCAGAACCTGAAGAAGGGCGACCGCGTCAAGGCGAAGGGACGGTACCATCGCCGTCCCTCGAAGGACGAAAACGGGAATCCCAATGGATATTTCGAGTACCTGAGCATTACCCAGCTGACCGCTCAGGTCTACACCCAGAAGAAGGAGAAGGTGGCGTAAGCCACCTTCTCCTCTTGCCCCTGCGCCATGATTGTCTGGAACAATGAGGAAGGCGTCGTCCGGCTTTGTTTCGATGGTCCGGATGGGGATATGCTTATCCCAACGATTAGGACGGAAGACGACCTGATCCTTGGATTCTTCGCATGCCGTTCTGCTGTTTTCTCTCCTGTTGGCGGAATGGTGGGCTGGGATAACATGCCCCTGACAGCCGACGGTCGTCTCAGGGTCTTGCCCATGAGCAAACAGCCGAAACAGGTGCAGAGGTTAACGGACTGCATCGGCTGGCAGCTTGAGCGTATCACCCTTAGCCTTGGACTGGGGGAAGACCCTGATGGGAATCCGGTGGTATGTGTTCTCAATTCGGAAGGCACTCCATACAGGGACGGGTGTCTTCTCCGGTTTCTGAAGAAGGGCATATCTGCCTGCTACGGGATCTGCTTCCCGGGAGCAGAAAAAGCCGGGTTTCTCCGGGATGTCCATGGGACGTTCGCCCTTGGCATCGACCTCCTGGACGAGCCAGAAAAACTGGAAGAAACGGACTCTGAATATGCAAGGCTCCTGAAGGAGTACGAGCATCTGCTTATGGTTTCGAGAGCCTTGCTGGGAAACTGCGGAGAGGAATGTTTCCGGCGCTCCGTCTCGGAGTGCCGGGAGTGCGAGTTCACAAAAGACGTCGAACGGGCAAGCAGATTCCTCGAAAGCCTGAAGCCCCGGGAGTGATCCCGGGGCTTTCCTAGACCTGTGGCTCCGGTTCGTAGATGATCCGGCTGACCCTGCCCAGGATGTGGCAGGTGCTGCTCATCGGGTCGGAGCCCAGGCTGTTCTGAAGCATCGGCTCCCCGTCCCGGATCAGGAAGATCCGGAGGGAGACCTGTCCCTGAACGGAGGCGAGGACGAGATCACCTCCGTGGATTTCCAGGTTCGGGTTGACCAGGAGGGTGGCGTTGTGAGGAACGGCAGGGATGGGACTGGTCTTGAGCCGGTAGAAGAACGGCGGTTCCGGTTCCATGGGATCAAGCCAGGAGATGGGCACGAGCGAGACCTCCGTCGGTTTATCTTCCAGCACTCCCCTGCCCTCGAACACCGGCACCCTGACGAGATCCCCCAGGGTGATTGACCCTCCTTCTGGTTCGGGATTGGGCAGGAGAGTGGTTGGAGAAAGTCCGTATAGTCGGCAAAGCTTCAGCAGGGTTGCCGCTGGGATCTTTCTCTGCCCGCCCTCGTACCGCGACAGCGTGGAGGCATCGATTCCAACCCTCTCCGCAGCCTGTGCCTGGTTCAGACCCGTTCTCTCCCGTGCCTCCCGCAACCTGCTGGCGATTGACATTCTTGTATCACCTCCCTTTCTTTGGCAAGACAATACGCCAAGAGAGAGTAAAATGTCAAGGCCAGTATTGAAAATTGACAAATGGCATGATATAATGCCAAACGTGAAAGGGGATGGTGAATTGGGAGTTGTGTTTCGCGCTAGCTCCATCGGGCACCCCTGCCCACGCAGGCTCTGGTACGAGTCTGTGCAGGGGATCGAGCCGGTCTTCGACCAGCGAGCCCTGCGGATCTTCCGCATGGGCGACCTGGTCGAAAGCTTGGCGGTCGAGTGGCTCCGGGAGGACGGCTGGATCGTGCTTCATAACGCCGGCTCCCAGGAGGCCGAGCAGGAAGTGGTGATCCCCGTGGCCGACGGCGTGGAGATTCGGGGGCACCACGACGCCATCATCGAGAACGGTTCCGGCCCCATCGTCGTGGACATCAAGTCCATGAACGACCGGGCGTTCACCGAGTGGCGGAGAAAAGGCACCCTGATCAAATACCCCCAGTACCTAGACCAGGTGCACGTTTACGGCAAAGGCCTTGGGATCACGAAACTGGCCATCTGCGGGGTGAACAAGAACAACTCGGAGTATCTCATCGAGTCGTTCGAGTTCGACCCCCAGCGGTGGGCAGCTCTCGAGGCCAAGGCTCTTTCCGTCGCCACGAGCCTGGAAGAGCCGGCTGTCCCGGAGGATCTCCCCGGGTGGTGTTGCTCGTATTGTTCTTACCACGGCGCGATCTGCCGTGGATAACCGAAAGGAGGAAGAAGCATGGAGAGGATCCGATTTATCAACGAGGACGAAATGGACGGAGCGTACCTGGTGGCGGCCAACATCGACCGGGAAGGCGATCTGTGCATCTACCTGAACGGCAAGCTGGTGGCCTGGCTTTCCGCTGACGACCTGGCGCTTCACGTCAGCAGCTTCGGACGCGAAATGGGCATCACGCTCGCCGAGTAACCGAAGGAGAGAGAGGGATGGAGGCAAGAAAGATGTTCGTACTGAAGGATGAGCCCGAGCCGGAGATCTTCAGGGCGGAGCTGTCTGTCGATGTGTTGGGCACCCTGGAGCTGAAGGTCAACGGCCTTCAGGTCGTCCGGATCTACCCGTCCACGATGCTTCTCCAGATCGCGGACGGGGCGGAGATGCTGGACATGAAGGTTATTCAATAAGGAGGGAAAGTGATGGGACTGTTCCAGAAAGCCGAACGCAAGAAGGCGAAGCTCCGCCTGGGGCTCTGCGGCCCCAGCGGAGCGGGGAAGACCATGAGCGCCCTGCGTCTCATGATGGGTCTTCTCGATCCGCCGTACGAGGGGAAGATCGCGGTGATCGACACGGAGCACGCCTCCGCGTCCCTGTACGCCCACGTGGTGCCGTTCGACACCATGATCTTCGAGCCTCCCTACGACGTGACCCGTCTTCTCGCAGCCATGAAGGAGGCCGCCGAAGCCGGCTACCAGGGGCTGATCATCGACAGCATCAGCCACTTCTGGGCTGGCGAGGGCGGGCTCCTGGACGAGCAGTCCGCTGCCGCGAAGAAGACGGGCAACTCCTATACGGCGTGGCGCGACGTCACGCCGAAGCACACCCGCCTCATCGAGGGAATCCTGGCGAGTCCTCTTCACGTCATCGCCACCATGCGATCCAAGGTGGACTACGTGATGGAGACGAATGATCGAGGAAAGCAGGTGCCCAAGAAGGTCGGGCTTGCCCCGATCCAGCGGGAGGGCATGGACTACGAGTTCACTACCGTCTTCGACATCGGGATCGACGGGCACCTGGCCTCCCCGTCGAAAGACCGCACGGGTCTCTTCGACGGCTGGATCGGGCTCATCACCGAGGAGACCGGAAAGAAGATGCGCAAGTGGCTCGAAGAAGGCGGAGAGCCTGCCCCGTCCTTCAGCGAGATCGTGGCGCTCTACCGCAAGGCCGGCCTCACGGACGCGGCCATCGTCGAGAGGGTGAAGTCCGTGACGGGAAGGGCGAACCGCTCCGATCTGACGGAGCCCGACTACTTTGCCCTGAAGGCGGACGCCCTCACTTTGAAGGCCTCATGATCGTGGAGCCCCAGACCTTCCGGCGGATGAACCGCTGGGAAGTCTGGATGACCGTGGAAGACTGGGCGGAGCTGGCGGAGGTCAGCCCGCCCGTCATGTCTGCCCTGCTGAACTCCCTGGTTCGCAGGGGTGAGTGGAAAAGGATGGGAGGTGAATACCGGCCATGCCCGAAGTCGCGCTCCAGGAATACCTCGACGGACTCTACCGCTATTGCGACGACGGGCTCCTGGAGCTGAGGAGCCTGCCCTCGGGGGAGCAAGCGTGGATCCCCCGGGAGGAATGGCCGGGGATCCAGGAGCGTCTCGCCACCCGGGAGCACCTGTACTACGGCGTGGGGCTCCGCGGAACCAGGCGGGGCACGAAGGATGCCGTCGCGTCCATCCCGGCCGTCTGGGTGGACGTGGACGCCAAGGATTTCGGAGGCGACCTGAGGGCGGCGTGGGACTCCCTGTGGGAGCACCGCCCCATGGGTCGCCATTGGACGTACGTCGTTCAGTCCGGCGGAGGCTTTCATGCCTACTGCCGGCTGAAGGAGCCGGCGGGTCCGGAGGATTTCCCCCGGCTTGAAGCCATCAACCGAGGGCTGGCCAAGTCCGTGGGCGGGGACATGAACGCCACGGACGCGGCCAGGATCCTCCGGCTCCCCGGCTCCATGAACTGGAAGTACTCCCCGCCCCGCCTGGTGAAGGTGCGGTACGCCGGGGAGAACGAGTGGAACCTGAGCGACCTGGAGATGTACGAGGAGCGAGGCATCGCCGTTCCCGTCCCCACGGCGGAGGACAGAATCGAACGGTTCGAGACGCTCTTCCGGCGGTGCCGGTTCCTGGAGCACTGCCGGAAGGACGCGGCAACCCTGCCGGAACCGCAATGGTACGCGGCCATCTCGAACCTGGTGCGCTTTCCAGGGTGCGTCTCCCTGATCCACGAGATCTCCCGGCCGTATCCCGGCTACTCCCGGGCGGAGACGGACGCGAAGATCCTCCAGGCGTTGGAGGCCTCCGGCCCCACCGGGTGCGACGCCATCCGCCGTCACTTCGACTGCGGGAGGCGGTGCGGTGTCCGGAGCCCGGCGGGTCTTTTGCGGGTGACGCCCGTGCCGGAGGACACCTCCAACCCGTTCAAGGAGCGGGACGAGCGCATCCGCGCCATGGTGGAGGCGGCCGTCCCGGATCACGGGTGGATCCGGGAGTACATCGACTACGCGGAGAAGCAGACGGATGCGCCCCGCATTTTCCAGCTCTTCGCGGCGCTCTGGTGCCTGTCGGTCACGGTGGAGAGAAAGGTGGCGATCCCCTACTTCGGGGTTCGCCCCCTCTACCCCAACCTCTGGGTGGTGCTCATCGCGCCGTCCAGCACGTACCACAAGTCCACGGTGGTGGACATCGCCGCGGACATGGCGTCAAACACGGGAGCCTACCTGCTCCCTCAGGAGTTTTCCCAGGAACAGCTCATCGGCGAGCTGTCCAGTCATCCCCGGGGATCGTTTCTCTGGAGCGAGTTCGGCCAGCCCCTGGCGGCCTTCGAGCGGGACTACATGTCCGGCGTGAAGGACTTGCTGGCGAACCTCTACGACTGCCCGGAGTTCTACGAACGAAGCCTTCGGGCAGGCGTGCTGAGGGTGGAGCAGCCATACCTGTCCGCCCTGGCGGCCACCAACATTGACTGGATGGTGGACAAGAAGCGGATCTCCAACGACCTGCGCGGAGGGTTCCTGGCCCGGTGGCTGTACGTCCCCCACACCAGCAAGAGCTTCACGCTGGAGGAGCCAAACCCCGTGGACTGGGGATGGCGCGCCGAGCTGGCCAGGACACTCCGGCAGATTCGGGAGAGGGAGCCCGTGTCCCTTTCCCTGGAGCGGATCTCGGCGCAACGGGCGAGCCTGAAGGCAGAGATCGAGCGGGAGCTGAACAACTCCCCGTACCTGGTGGAGCTGTCGGCGCTCTACTCCCGCTACCAGGCGGTCGCCCTGAAGCTGGCAGCCCTGTACGACGTGAGCTTCGGACGATGGGGAGGTGAGATATCGGAAGAGGCCATGAGCCTGGCGGAAGGAGCCGTCCGCGTGCTAAGGGACTCGGTGTCAAATCTGGTGGCCGCCGTGCCCCGGCACAAGGACGACGCCCTCACCGCCGAGATCATGACGAAGATCTCCCTGCTCCACCAGCAGGGAAATCCGTGGGTCAGCCTGCGCGACGTCTACCGTTACACGGGCCGGCCGAAGGAGGTGTGCGAGAAGTGCCTCCGGGAGCTCACAGAAATGGGCAGGCTCTCGGAGAGAGAGGAAAAAAGAACCAGGGTCTGGCAGATCCGGCTGGACGCCTGAGATGGAAGGTCGAACAGCGGGACGGGGTCTGGATCGCCACCCGTCCAGCCGGGCACGGGTACCGGTTCTGCGATCTGGAGACGGCCAGGCTCTTCGTCCTGGCCGAGGGCGGAGAACCGGTATGCAGCTGACGAGGGAAGCGCCGGTCTGTCCGTTCTGCGGGAAGCCCCTGAGCTTCTACCTCTGCGAGACGGAGGAAGCGAAACTGGCGGGATGGACATGCCGGTGCGAGGAGTTCGCCAGGATGGCAAACAAGCTGGGCGCAAAGCCCTTCTAAGGAGGAATGAACATGAGAGGCTACAACCACTGCGTCTTCGGCGGAAACGCCATCGCCGACAGCAAGGTCTACGAGGGAAAATCCAAGGTCGTCTCGTTCTGTCTTGCCGTCAACCGGGGAAAGACGAAGGACGGCGTCGACCTTGGCACGGACTTCCTGGACGTGAAGGTCTTCGGAAAGGCCGCCGAGTGGACGGAGGTGAAGAAGGGCGAGCCGGTGCTCGTCGCCGGCAAGCTCCGCAAGGAGAAGTACAAGGACAGCTGGACGGTGCAGATCATCGCCGACCAGGTCTGGAAGATCAACAACGGCACGCCGGGCGCGAAGGAGGCGTTCGAGGTGCTGGCCGGGAGCCAGGCGGACGACGACTTCCCGATCCCCGGCGAAGAGAAGGAGGCAGACATCCCTTTCTAGTCCGCCTCCACTCTTCCACCATCGCCCGCTTGCGGGAGGCTGCGCTCCTGCGCAGCGTCCCCAAGCGGCTGAAGGGGATCCCAGGGCGCAAGGTCGATCGGAAGCGAAGCCAGCTGGAGATCGACCTGGAGGGGCTGAAGGCCGAGTACGCCGTAGGGCTGGTGCTCGGCCTGAAGCCCGACCTGGAAGGGAAGCTCGGAGGCGACGACGGCCATGACCTGAAGGGAGAATCCACATGGCAGGTCAAGCACAACCGGTACCCTCATGGTGACCTGTATGTCAACACCATCGAGGAAGTGGTATCAGACAATCTCGTCCTGGTTCACCCGACTGGGGTCGAGGCCGTCGTCGAGATTGCAGGATATGTGGACAAGGGATCCTTTGTTTCCAATTGCCATTGCACGGACTACGGCTACGGGACGAGGTACGCCCTGTCCCAGGACAAGCTTCGAAGTCTGATGGAGGTGGTCTGATGACCCTGGAGATCCCCGTCGAGAGGCTCGACGGATCCATCCCGCTGCCCCTCAAGGCGTCTTCCCGGGCGGTGGGATACGACCTGCACTCGAATGAGCGCTTTCTCATGATCCCTGGAGAGCGCCACCTGTTCGGCACCGGGCTGAAGGTGGCCATCCCAACGGGATACGCCGGCCTCATCCTTCCCCGCTCCGGGCTGGCGCTCCGGAAGGGCGTCACCGTTCTGAACGCCCCCGGCCTCATCGACCCGGACTACCGTGGCGAGGTGGGCGTCCTGCTCATCAACCACGGGGACGAGCCCGTGGAGATTGTCCAGGGCGAGCGGATCGCCCAGCTCGTGGTGGCGAAGGCGGAGGACGTGCTCTTCGCCCTCACGAAGCTGGATGCCACAAAGCGCGGAGAGAACGGATGGGGCTCCACGGGAGGCTGATCCCCTATTTCTGCCCAGTCCACGGGCACCTGGTGGATGCCCTGGAGGGCAGCGTGAAGCGGTTGTTCTGTGAGCGCTGCCGGAAATGGATCGACGAGAAGGATGCCCGGCGGGACGCGGTGGAAGCAGGAGAAGTTTAACTGCTGCCTGTACTTCGACCGGTGGCCGGTGTGCATGGCCGCCGTGATGGAAGCCCTGGAGTCGAAAAGGAAGCGGGGCTTCTGGTACGGGCGGTACCGGTGCCGTCACTTCGACGACGCCGGGCGGATCCCGTCGGTCTGCGTCTATCTGCGGAGGCACGGGGGAGACGGCAAGCTCCCCCTGTGCCGGAACCGGAGAGCCCGGGACGGCGCCAAGGCGGACATGTACCTCCGCTACATCGCCAACCGGGCGATCCTGGGGATGAGGGACGGACTCCTGGGAAGCGCCCTCAACCCCAGGGAGTTTGACCGAAAAGACCTCTGGACGACCGCCGTCCAGGTGCTGAAGGAGGAATTCGATGGAAACACGGAAGTACGGGAACTCCTGCGGGAACACGTCCGAAGAGCCCAAGAGAACGCCTACGCCCCCCCGTCCAACCCGCGATCTAACGGACGAGGAAGAGCGACAGCTCCTGGCGATGACGGGGGACTCCTGCCGTGGCTGAGGTCTCTAGGGTGGCCGCCGTCGGCGGCCCCACGCAGGAGGCCGAGGCCGTGAGGCTCTCCCTGTCCCCCAGGCGGTGGCAGATCCTGAGCGAGATCTGCCACGGGAAGGACTACCCGGAGATCGCAGAGCGGATGTGCCTGGATCCCAAGACCATCCGCAACCACGTGAACGACATCCTGTCCATCGTGGAGGATACCCTGGGATGGCGCCCCAAGAACCGCTGGCAGCTGGCGGTCTGGGCATGGACGAACCGGCTCTTCCGGCAGGAGGGATGACCGTGGAAGGCGTCAAGTACGACACGGGGAAGCTTCGGTACGATCTGATGCCCCACGACGCCCTGGCGGAATACGTCGGCGTACTCACCTACGGGGCGGCTAAGTACACCCAGAGGCATGTCGTTGAAGGGGTTGAAGTCACCGTCCCAGGCGCCCGCAACTGGGAATTAGGCATGGACTGGAGCCGGCTGTACGCAGCGGCGCTCCGACTTCTCCCCAGCTGGTGGCAAGGGGAGGATGCCGACCCGGAATCCGGCCATCCCCACCTGGCGCACGCCCTGTGCTG